TGAAAGACTGCTGATCGTGGCATAAGTGCTGGCCGCGTCGGCAGTCGTCAGATAGAGCGATAGATTCGGCGTGCCGGTAATGTTTGTATAGGTTAAACATGATGGCGTTACATAGCGGCCATCACCTCGACCTTGTGTTAGTATCGAATCAGTACCCCAGACTGTGACATTTGAGAGAGTGGCATTATTGGCAATGATTGCCAGGCTGCCTTTATCCAGAACGCATTCAGAGTAGAGCGTGCCGTTGTCGTTACTGCTGTAAAGCCCGACCTTCTGCCCGATTTCATAGGCTTCCAGTGCGCCGTTTGCACCGGTGGGAAAGCACGCAACGAAGTATTCAAGGCCGCCATAACAGTGAATGCCGTTGCCGGTGAAATTGGCGTCACTGGTCGCGTCAAAGATCAGACCCTTGTGTTTTAATGCGGAAAATGGCATTAATTACGCCTCGTAATCGGCTCATAGCGATTGTCACAGGTTGATCGTGTCATTAATTCATTTGGGCCGGGTGGCGAATTGTTTACCCCAAATGTCACGCCAAAGAAAAGGATGCCGGTGACACCAACCTCCATAAATGAGAAAGTTGTCTGATCTTCATAATACAAAGTTGAACCGCTGGCCGCCGCTCCGAATATTGCTTGACTCACCAGCGTTCCGTTTGCATGTTTGTTCGTAGAAATAAGCTGCGCAGAAACAGGGCTTAGGTCAATCTCAGATTGACTTAGCCCTCTACTTACTGTGGTATCGAACGCACGAGATAAAAAGACGCTGCCAGCGGCTGGAAAGCCGTAAGTCATGCCAAATGCAAATTGATATTCAGTGGTGCCAAGATTGTTTGTTTTACTGATGCCGTAGATTGTCCGTTTATTAAGTGTTCCATTGCCACTTGCAAGCTGATAAACCTGCCCTGCTATCGTCGCGTTGCCGCTAACGATGTTGGCATTCAGCGGAAAATACAGCGAATTGCCGACCGCCGAAACATCATTCGCCGTAAGCGTGACATTCCCCGTTCGATTATTGAACGTACTGACGCCGCCCGCTTGTGCCGACAACAGGCCATTTGCGTTGATGGTCAGGTTGTCGCCAACGATGATGCCGCCCAATGTGTTTGCGGTGGCAGGTGGCAGAATATAGCTGTTGCCGGTCGTCTGTACGACAACCGTATTATTCGGCTGTTGCCGCACGATTACCTGATTACTTGACGACTGAATCGTCAGGCTCGTGGCGTTGGCTTGTCTGACAATAATACCAGCCATTATCGCGTGACTTCCGGGGTGACAGTGAGCGTGCCATAAAGCAGCCGATCAACTGTTGTGTCAGGCTTGACTAGTTCAAGATCGTAAACATAACTGCCAGCGGTCAGATTAGCCGTTTGGGCGGCTGTCTGCTGCAAGGTGAAAGTGCCGTTAGCGGCTGATGTGATCGTGATATTTCCGTTGATGGTTGACAGGTCAAGTGTCGTATTAGCAGTGTATGCCGATCTGGCCTGCATGCGGATCGTATAACCCGACAGGCTGATATTCGTCCCGTTAGCCGTTTGATACTGGATCGACTGCGACCAGGTGGCCCCTTGCTCTATTGTCAGATTGCAATTCCCGGCAGGCATTATTCAGCCTCACCCTCTGCTTGATCTTCTGCGGCTTCGGCTGGCGTGTCTCCGCCTTCGGCGGACTCAATTTCAGCATAGCCCATAATCTGCCGAGCTTCATTAAGTGACAGTAAACCGGATTGATACAAGGCCACCGCCCTGTCTGACAAGGCTTTTGTGTCTGCTGCCAACTCTTCGATCTGGCTTGTGTCGAACCTGACTGTCAGCATACTATCAGGCTGGGCGATCGCGCCGTCATAGCCGGTGGGCAATGTTCGCACCAGCCTTGTAAGCTGCATTGAAAGCAGTTCCAAAAACGGAATAATCGCATCCCGCCAGCTTGCCCGATTGGCTTCAATCAGGTTGCTATATGTCTTACCGGTGTCGGGTTGTTTCAGTGACATTGGCGACCAGCCCAAGACACCACAGACACGGGCCACCGCGATTTCAGTCATTTCCTGAACTGATAAATCTTTCGGCGAAAAGCCCGGCGTTTTGATGTCAAGCTCGCCGCCCTTGAAAATCAATGGCCTGCCGACGCCCTTACCTGACACTGCACGCTTGATGTCAGACTGTAAGACTGCGATGTTATCGCTCGTCATCATCTGGGCACCCGTGCCGGTCAGACTGACCAGCCATGAAGGGACGCCGGAACGGCTCAAGATCGTTGTTTCGTAGATCGCTGTCAGCTTGATCAGTGCCAACTCTGCCCGCACTGCCTCAAGCGGTGAACGCCCCTTTGCGGCTGTTGTCGATGATTTGCCGACCCGGAAATGCAGCATTCTTTCGCGAGGGGTGGTGAATTGGAAGCCCCTGCCACCATCAAAGCCCACAAAGGGGTATTCGGTGATTTCGCCGATGGCCTGTCCGTACGTCGGCACTTGCAGCCAACTGTAGGGGATTGGCTGAAGCTCGCGAATCGTGCCGCCCGTCTGGGTGTCCCGGTCAGAGATGGCAGGAACGTATGCGTTGCCATCTTCCAAAAGCTGTTGATAGATAAATTCAACCAGCGTTGATTCAGTTTCACCTGGTGCGGGTTCTTTCCAGATTTGCAGCAGCGGATGGTCAACTGGCTCGAATCCGCCTTCTTCGTCGTAATAGCCGACCTGCAATATGGCCTTGCAGACGTTGCGCCTCATGGCCTCAATAGCGGCCCTGATAACAGGGTTGTCACAATACGGTCTGGCGAGATTGGCGTAATCATCGCTCAAGGCGTTGATCACATCGACCGACCATGCCGAAACGTCGATTTCGGTGGTGTCAGCAGTAACGCCCGTGCGAAGTGCTTTCGAGCGAAACCAGTTGAGTGGGTTGTAATCAGGCATTTAGATTAGGAGAACCACTGAAAAGAGCCGTTGCGGCTGAGGTAGTTGAAAGCGTCGGCTGCTGCGTCCACCTGGTCGTCATGCTGACCAGTTGGGAAGCTGCACAATTCATCAATAAAGGCCCTGTTCCAGTCGCCCCGTTCAAGTTCCACGAGTCCAGCTTCACAGGCTGCCGCAAAAGGCATGGCCCGCACTTCTTTTGAGCCTGTAGGCCGGGCTGAAACAGTCGCAAACCCTGCCAAGTTGATTTTGTCCTGCTCCACTTGATCAACCCCCGCCGCTCCGGGATCCTGAGCAAGATGGACGATGGTCTGCAGCCCGTCTATCTCTGCGGTTTGTCGCTGGATGGTTCGCCGCTGGGCTGGTGACCACTGCCCTCGTACAACGTGGGTGATTCGGTATTTATCACCGATTCGCTGCATTCTGACTCCGGCGGTGTAGTCACCCGCCCCCGGCGTCGCGGCAGTATCGTAAGCGCGGCAAGCCAACCCTGAGCTATTGCCCCCGTCACTAATAGGCAGCCAATCGTGACGGAAAAAGCCACCCGATCGAGGGCTAGGTCGTTGTTGATAGAGAGCAGAGAATGCATAAGAACCAATGGCCTTTTTAATTCTGTCAAAGTCTGCGACGTTGTAACGATCTGGCCAGAGTGCTTGCCCCGGCTCCCTGCCGAGCGTATCACCTTCTTCGGCAATCGCTGGCAGGCTCACCACGTCCCACCGTTCACCGCCGTTATTTGCTTCTTCCAGCAGTTGGCCTGCAAGGTCGAGAGAGTGCCAGCGGGTCATGATCAGCACGATAGCCGCGCCGGGGTGAAGGCGGGTGTAAAGGTCGTTTTGATACCAGTCGAGAACTCTTGCCCGGTAGGTCGGTGATTCAGCCTCTTGGCGGCTCTTCACTGGGTCATCGATAACGACCAGATCGGCACCGTAGCCCGTTACACCTGAGCCGACCCCGACCGCATACAACCCGCCGCCGTGAACTGACAACCACTGATTCTGCTTATTGCTGTCGTTTGCAAACTGAAATCCGAACCGACTGACGAGCCGCCTTGTTTGTCGGCTGAATGTACAGGCGAGGCTGTGGTTATAGGCCCCGACGATGATTCGTTGCGTCTGATCGACCAGCAGCCGATACGCTGGATAATGGATGGTTGCCTGTTCGCTTTTCCCATGCCGTGGTGGCATGAAGATCATTAGCCGACTGCATTCGTTATGAGTGATTGAATCAAGCCACCATCGCGATTCTCTCAGGTGGTCAGGCTGCCACTCATAATTCGGCGATGCCGCTTTCAGGAACCGATTCAGGCCGGTTGGAATTAGCTGCTTTTGGTCGTTCGGTGTCGCGATCGACATTCAATTCTGACCAATCAACTGTTGGCACCTCAATGGCCTCAACTGGCGTCGGTACTTTACCATCACGCCTTTCGAGGTACTCTTTCAAGTGTGGCAGGCTGCCCGCCAAGATTTGTTTCATCCAAGCCTTGGAAATTGCACGCTCCATGCCCGGCGTTTCGTCGATCATTTGTAGAAGATCGTCAACCTGCTTTTTCCGTGGCGGGCGGCCTTTAGGGTTGCCCGAAATGCCTGCTGGCCACGGCGGTTTTAAGTTTTGTGGATTAGGCGGCATCTCCGGTGAAACTCCGGTGATTTTCTCTTGTTGCAACCTTGCCGGTTAGGGTCTCCCACCGCTTAACGATCACGTCGCAATATTGTGGGCTGATTTCCATGCCGTAACACTTGCGGCCAAGCTGCTCGGCTGCAATTAAGGTTGTACCTGAACCGCAAAATGGTTCGTAAATTGTATCTTTATCTTTGCTCAAGTTGGCAACGTAATGCATTGCAACTGACAATGGAAAAATTGCTCCGTGTATTGAAGAATCATGACCAGCGGCCGTGCCGTGCAAAAAGACGTTTGAAAACGATCCTCGCAAAAAAGAAGCTGAAGAAATTCGCCTTGTAGGATTTAGTTCAGGAGAGACCATAAAGATAAATTCAAATGCACTGGACATGACTTGTTCAGCCATTGCCGGCTGTGGATTTGTTTTCACCCAAATAGCTGTATCGACAATACGTGAAGCGTACTCACCAATAAGCTCGCAAAGAGCCACCTTGTTTCCTGAAAGCATTTGAACATTAATTGCAACTAGCAGACTATGCGACAAAGCAATGTCTGTAAAATCTTTAAATAGTTTCTTCCAATCTTTTAAATTGTCGTCACTATCGTTGTATGCACTCGAAAGCCCTTTTCTAAAACCGTTTCGGAGCCCTACAGACTTTCCTAAGTTGTATGGCGGAGATGTAAAGCATAAATCTGCTTTCGCTCCCGCCATCAATCTTTCAACATCTTCTGCTTTTGTCGAATCACCGCAAAGCAGTCGATGCTCGCCAAGTATCCATAAATCGCCCGGTTTGGTGATCGGATCGGCAGGCGGCTCAGGTGCTTCATCTTCAATAATTTCTTTTGGTTCGCTGCCTAGCAGATCATTGCTTAATTTCTCAATCAGCCCGTCAATCTCTTCGCCCGTAAAGCCTGCCGCCTCGATGTCGAACTCTTCTGACTGCAAGGCTCGCAACTGTTCTGCCAGTGCCGTATCATCCCACTCAGCAAGTTCAGCCGTTCGGTTGTCGGCAATGGCATAGGCCACGGCAGAACTACCGGCCAGAGTCGTTCTGACGATCTGAATCTCTGGCCAACCTAGTTCTTTGGCCGCTTCATACGTGCCGTTACCGGCCAGAATAATATTCCGGCTGTCAATCACAATCGGCTTCTGCTGGCCGAACGCTCTCAAGCTGGCCTTGATTGCGTCAAGGTTCCGGCGTGAGTGTTTGCGGACGTTTGCCGGGTCTTGGCTGATGTCCGTTATGTCGATTGTCTCGATTGTCACCAGTCCACCCGCCCCCGCAGATTGACCATCGATTCAATTGCACCACGGCCCGGCTGGGCGCCCTTGTTTCGTCGCTTATTGCCGGTCAATCGCTGCATCTCTGCATTGCGTTTAATGCGTGCCTCGCTGATGACCTTTTGCAGTGCGAACTGGCGTTGCTCCCACCT